ACGCTTGTGTCTGTGGGAACGCTCGTGTCTTTGGTGAGGCTTATGTCTGTGGGAACGCTCGTATCTGTGGGAACGCTTATGTCTATGGCGACGCTAAAATAAATAAAATTAGCGATGTTTTATGTATATCACCTATTGGAAGTAGAAACGATACTACAACATTTTTCAAAACTAAGGACAGCAATATCTGTGTAAAGTGTGGGTGCTTTAGTGGTACAATCGATAGATTTTTAGAAGCTGTCAGTGAAACACACAAAGATAATAAACACGCTAAAGCGTACAGATTAGCTTGCGAACTTGCAAAAATACAAATTGAATTGGAGGATTAAAAATGAATAAAATAAAAAAGAAAAATCGCCCTCAGAGCTGCAACTCCGAGAGCGGAAAAAGGAAAACATTTACTGTTAAGAGTATAGCACGCAAAGCGGAGAAAATCAAGATTGTTATTCAACAACCAGGCGAGATTTCGCAAATAATCGAGATTCCGAATACCCTCAAAGCTTTTCAACAGGCTGTTGGCGGTTACATCGAAGTCATTAATCTTGGCAACGGACTTATTGGAGTAATCGATGAAGAAGGCAGAATCAAAGACAAGAAGGCTAACATCGATTACTACGGTAGTGATATAAGAGGCACAGTAGTCATTACAGCGGCAGATGGTGAGAGTTTTCGCAGTCTTACAACATCAGAGATACAATCAGCGAGAATATATCTCATGAAAAATTCGATAGATTAACGAAAACGGAGGTGGAAAGATGAAAGAAGAAGGCAGAATCATTTTGAAAGCACCGAAGCGCTATGGCAGCCTTTCAGGCGTTGTAAGAATTTCACCGGAAGCAGAGATTATCCTTCAAAAACTTTCTGATAAAACAGGTCTTTCAATGAGAGTTGTTGCAAGTCAAATGATAATTCAAGGCGAAGCTCTTGTGTCTATAGAAGAGGAATAGCCTATGTTTGTTGAATACAGTTGCTCGGATGAGCATATATGCGATTGTAACTGTCCGAATATGGACTGTATACATAATAAAAATATTAGAAAGGATGTTAATTATGACAGTAAATCTTACACTCAACGAGATTACAGCAGAGGGGGCTATGGAGGTTTTAAAGCTTATTCAGAAGAATATTGCTGAGCCATCAATGAAGCTCGAACCTAAGAAAGAATCCCCCGCCATTCCTACTGCGCCTGTTGCTTCAACAGTTATGCCATTGCAAACTGTTCCAACAAATGCTGTTGCTTCAACAGCAATGCCGATGCCAATGCCAGTACCTACTACTGTGCCTACATCAGCTCCTACAGCTGTGCCAAACAGCGTTCCTGTTCAGCCGTCAAATGTACCAAACTACACTATTGAGCAGCTACAGACAGCTATCGCACCGCTTCTTGACGCAGGTAAGGTCGCCCAGATACAAGCACTTGTACAAAGCTTTGGTGTTGCTACACTTATGGATATTCCACCTGCAAGATATGGTGAATTTGCTAACGGTCTTAGAAATCTTGGAGGTGTGCTTTAATGCCAGATAAACACGCACTTCTATCTGCAAGCTCTGCGGCAAGATGGCTTAATTGCCCACCATCTGTAAGGCTTACAGAAAATATGCCTGACACAGAAAGCATTTATGCAAAAGAGGGTACTCTCGCGCATGAGATGTGCGAAATCAAACTCTCTGGATTTATAGTCCCAGTACCTAAGAGAACGATTACAACAAAGCTTAATAAGTTGAAAAAGAGTGAACTTTATCAACCAGAGATGGATACATATACAGATGTTTATGTTAACTATGTGAAAAAACTTGCAATGAGTTTTGATTCACGCCCAGGAATGTTTGTTGAAAAACAAGTTGATTACAGCAACTATGTTCCAGATGGTTTTGGTACATCTGATTGTATTATAGTTTGCGGTGAGAATTTACATATTATTGACTTTAAATACGGTAAAGGCGTACCTGTGTCCGCAGAGGACAACCCACAGATGAAGCTGTATGCTCTTGGAGCCGTTAATTTATACCAAATGTTCTACCCCATAAAGCAGATACACCTTTCAATTATCCAGCCAAGACTTGATAATATATCGGAATGGAAGATTTCACTTGAGGATTTGCTTTCCTGGGGCGAAAGCATTAAATCTATCGCACAGCTTGCTTATGACGGTAAGGGCGAATTTAAGTCAGGCGCGCATTGTAAATTTTGCAAAATAGCTTCAACTTGCAGAAAACGAGCTGAAGAAAATTTACAGCTTGCGCAATATGAGTTTGCCAAGCCTGCCTCAACCGCAAAGGAAGGAGAGGCCACTTTAAGTGATAGTGAGGTTGGCCAAGTATTGAGCCAAGCGCAAGACCTAAAAAAATGGGTTGAGGACCTTGAAAAATATGCACTTGAAGCGGTACTAAACGGTAACAAAATTGATGGCTGGAAAGCAGTTGAGGGCAGAGGTTCAAGAAGTTGGTCATCAGATTCAGAAGAAATAGAACATAGACTTAGTTCACTCGGCTACCCCTCTTCACTTGCATATGAAAGAAAGATTCTTTCGGTAGCACAACTTGAAAAAGTTATAGGCAAAGATGGTTTTGAAAATTTTTCGGACTTGTTTGAAAAATCTAAAGGTAAACCTGCTCTTGCTCCGAAAAGTGATAAACGCCCGGAATATGTGCAGGGTACGACTGCAACAGAAGATTTTAAATAAAGGAGATTTTATATTATGTCAGATACAATAGTAACAGGTGAAGTAAGGCTTTCTTATGCTAATATTTTTAATCCGATTTCAAGAGATGGTAGCGACCCTAAATATTCGGTCACTATTCTTGTACCAAAAACAGATGTTGCGACCAAGCAGGCAATAGATAATGCTATACAACAAGCTATGCAGGAGGCTATAAACAACGGCATACAACTTCCGCCTAATCCAGCAACCCCAGTACATGACGGTGATGGCATAAGACAAAATGGGGAGGAGTTTGGGCCTGAATGCAAAGGTCACTGGGTATTTACGGCTTCTTCAAAGAATAAGCCGGAGGTTGTGGATAAAAATGTTCAGCCTATTCTTTCTCCAACTGCCGTTTATAGTGGCTGCTATGGAAGAGTTTCAATAAGGTTCTATCCATATAACAGTCATGGAAGGAAAGGAATTGGCTGTGGTCTTGGTAATGTGCAAAAACTTCGTGACGGTGAGCCTCTTGGCGGTGGCACAACTGCGAAACAAGATTTCGGTGCACCGGTACAGTCAACGACTTATCCTCAGCAGGCTCAACAACCGACGGTTTATCCGCAGCAATCAGTAGGCTATCCACAGACACAGCAGCCAATAGCGTACCCTCAGCAGGGCAACGGCTATAGCTTTTTAGGTATGTAATATGAAAAATTTGTCGATTGATATTGAAACATATTCAAGCGTCGACATAAGAAAATCGGGGCTGTACAAATATGTGCAGTCCCCTGATTTTCAGATATTGCTTTTTGCATATAAAGTCGATAATGAAGATGTAAAAATTGTAGACCTGACAGCTGGAAATTTATCGTCAGGTGAAAAAATTCCGAACACAATATTGCGTGCCTTATTTGATGAAAATGTCGTTAAGCACGCCTATAATGCCGCATTTGAATGGTACTGCTTAAGTAAATTCTTTATGCTTAAGCCGGATAGGCGTGATGAATGGCTAAAACAATGGCGGTGTACAATGCTTCACAGTATGTATTTAGGCTGCCCAGCAGGACTTGACGCACTTGGCAGAGCTTTAAATCTGCCACAGGATAAACGAAAAATGGGAGTAGGTAAATCCTTAATAAACTATTTTTGTAAGCCCTGTAAACCTACAAAGAGCAACGGCAATCGTATCCGAAATATGTCATACCATGAGCCTGAAAAATGGCAGATTTTTAAAACTTATTGCATGCAGGATGTTGTAACGGAGAATACCATACTTAATAAGCTTTCAAATTTTCCTGTACCGGATGATGTTCAAAAACAGTGGCAGCTTGATATGAGAATGAACGCCTACGGAGTAAGACTTGATACAGAACTTATTGACGGTGCTTTATATTGCAACGATGTTATTACCAATGAGCTTATGAATGAAGCTATTGAATTAACAGGCATTGAAAATCCGAAATCTGTAGCACAAGTAAAAAATTGGCTCGAAAAAGAAATCGGTGAGGACATTACATCTCTTAGTAAAGCCGATGTTCAAGAACTTAAGGAGAAAACAATTAATCAAGAAAATGTAAATAGAGTTCTTGCAATTAGGCAGGAACTTGGAAAGTCATCGGTCACAAAGTACGAAACGATGAGGCAGTGTATATGTGAAGATGACAGAGCAAGAGGTCTTTTACAGTTTTACGGAGCGAACCGTACAGGCCGATGGGCTGGCAGATTTGTTCAGGTTCAAAATTTGCCAAGGAACTATATTGAAACTCTTGATATAGCCCGAAAATATGTTAAAGAAAAAAATGTGGAAGCCTTAAAGCTTTTATATGGTAATGTTCCCGATACACTTTCACAACTTATCAGAACCGCATTTATCCCATCGGAAAATAATAAGTTCGTTGTTGCTGATTTCTCTGCCATTGAGGCAAGAGTTATAGCATGGCTTGCGGGTGAGCAGTGGAGGCTTGATGTTTTTAACACCCATGGAAAAATTTACGAAGCGTCGGCGTCATCAATGTTCGGAGTTCCTATCGAAAAGATTAAGAAAGGAAATCCTGAATACGCGCTCAGAGCTAAAGGAAAAGTTGCGGAGCTTGCTCTTGGCTATCAGGGTTCTGCGGGTGCTCTTATAGCTATGGGTGCTTTGAATATGGGACTTACTGAGAGTGAACTGCCTGACATTGTGTCCCGTTGGCGAAAATCAAACCCGAGAATAAAAGACTTGTGGTATTCATGTGAAAACGCTGCTCTTGAAGTTATGAGAACAGGTCATTCAGTTGGAATAAATAAAGGAATTATATTTGCAAGAGAATATGACATTGCAAAAGGTCTTGATTTTTTCACTGTCAGACTGCCAAGCGGGCGAAAGTTATATTATCCTCATCCGTTCTTAGCCGAAAATGATTTTGGTAAAGAAGCACTGCATTATTATGGTGTAAGTCAGCAAAGCAAGAGCTTTTCCAAGCAAAGTACCTATGGAGGCAAGCTAACAGAAAATATCGTACAGGCAATCGCTCGTGACTGCCTTGCAATAACGCTCAGAAGACTTGATGATATAGGTCTGAAAGTTGTAATGCACATACATGATGAAGTTGTAATAGATTGCCCTATGGGGGCTATATCGCATGAAAGCGCTTGTAAATTGATGGGTGAACCTATTGAGTGGGCCGAGGGTTTACCGCTTAAAGCCGCAGGATTTGAAGGGCAATATTATATGAAAGACTAGGGGTGAAGCTAAATATGTTTAATGACAGAGTGATTACAATAACAACAGGTGCGAGCAGAAAGTCAAAAGTTTGGAATCCGCAAAAACTATTGTGGTCGGAATTTGTTGAAAAACTGCACACCCCTGTAAGAAGTACAGAAAAATTAAGCGAATACCTTTCCCTTTCGAAAGCTAAGCAAGACGAGCTAAAAGATGTTGGAGGCTTTGTTGGTGGTGTTTTTAAAACATCTCATAGAAAGGCTGACAGTGTAACAGGCAGGGATTTAATCACACTCGACCTCGATAGTATCCCAGCAGGTGGAACAACCTCAGTGCTTCAGAGAATCTCAGCCCTTGGCTGTGGTTATGCGGTCTACTCGACCAGAAAGCATGAGGAAGCAAAGCCAAGATTAAGAGCAATATTTCCACTTGACAGAACTTGTACCGCTGATGAATACGAGCCTATTGCGAGAAAGCTTGCACAGCTTATTGGCATAGAGTTTTGTGACCCTACTACATTTCAGGCTTCAAGGCTTATGTATTGGCCGTCTGTTTCATCTGACAGTCAGTATATCTGTGAATTTGGGGATAAGTCGTTTCTCTCATCTGACGGTATGCTTGATATGTATGGTGATTGGAGAAATATCGCAGAATGGCCGGAAGTGCCAAATGCACCGCAAACAAGACTTAAACTTGCCAAAAAACAGGGTGAGCCAACAGAAAAGCAAGGTGTTGTAGGTGCTTTTTGTCGTACATACAATGTTTATTCTGCGATAGATAAATTCTTGCCCGGAGTTTATCTGCCTTGTGATGATGAGAGCCGTTTTACATACTCAGAGGGTTCTACAACTGGCGGTGCGGTGGTCTACGAAGATGGCAGCTTCCTGTATTCACATCACGCTACAGACCCGATAAGCGGTCGTTTATGCAATGCTTTTGACCTCGTAAGACTCCATAAGTTTGGTGAGCTTGATGACGAAGCAAAGGAAGGGACACCAACAAATAAACTACCAAGCTATGTTGAAATGTGCAAGCTTGCAGTATCAGATGTGGCGGTGTCTTCGCTTCTGAATAAAGAGAGATATGACAAAGCTACCTCCGAATTTAATCAGCCTGTTCAAGATACCGGCGATTGGATGACAAAGTTAAGCATATCACCGCAAAGTGGTGTACCTGTTAAGACTACTGATAATATTCTTATCATACTTGAGAATGACCCAATGCTGAAAAAGCGAATCCTATATGATGAATTTTCAGGTTTGGTAATAGTTAATGGTTCGCTGCCGTGGGATAACAGAGAAACTAAACGCAGGTGGAGTGATACGGACGATGCAGGGCTTAGACATTATCTTGAAAAGACATACACAATTACAGGCAAGGATAGAATTTATGATGCATTATCCTTGGTCGTTCAGAATAACAGCATAAATGAGGTTAAGGATTTTCTTGAAAGCCTCGAATGGGACGGAACGAAACGGCTTGAAACACTTTTTATTGATTTCCTTGGTGCAGAAGATACGCCTTATGTGAGAGCCTGCACACGAAAGTTTTTTACGGCAGCAGTTGCAAGAGCAATGACACCGGGTTGTAAATATGACACAATGCCTGTACTCGGTGGTCCTCAAGGCTTAGGAAAGAGCACACTTATATTCATAATGGGAAACGGTTGGTATTCTGACAGCCTTGATACATTCGAGGGGAAAGATGCGTCAGAAATGCTCAGAGGTGTATGGATAAACGAAATAGGTGAACTTTCCGGTATGAATACATCTGAGCTTAATTCAGTTAAGCGTTTTCTTACGAGGGTAGAGGATATTTATAGAGAACCATTTGGCCGTAGGACAAGTAGTTTTCCTCGCAGATGTGTTTTTATTGGTACGACTAATGACAGTGAATATCTGCGTGATAGGACTGGAAACCGTCGATTTTGGCCTATAGATTGCAACATAAATAAACCGTCTAAGTCTGTATTTACAGAGCTTAAACCGCTTGTACCTCAATTATGGGCGGAAGCCGTTGTTTATTGGAAGTTAGGTGAAAAACTATATCTTGATGGAGCTGTCAAGGATTACGCCGTTAAGGAGCAAGCGGCTCATATGGAAGTAAGTGCAAGGGAAGGAATCATAAAAGAATTTGTGTCAAGAAAAGTGCCTTCTGACTGGAATAAGCGTAGTTTACAGCAGCGCAGAGCATTTTGGGCAAATGAATTTGGAAGAGCCGATGAAGCCGAGAACCTCGTATCTCGTGACAAAATTTGTGCACTTGAAGTGTGGTGTGAGGCTTTCGGCGGTGATATTAAACAGCTGCGCAAGTCTGATACAAGAGAGATTAACGATATACTCTCGTCAATAAACGGGCTGAAAAAGGCAGATAAGCCATTGAGATTTGGAGCTGATTATGGTCTCCAAAGAGGCTATTTATTCTCGTTACATTCTGTCGTTACATTCTAAAATATCGAAAATTTGGCTTGTTACATTTTTTTGGAATGTAACAGAATGTAACAAGCGAATGTAACGCCCCAAACCCGCATAAAATCTATATTTTTTCTCTTTTATATACATTGTTACATTTATTATATATAAAATAAGAAATAGAGAGATTAGAGAGTATATATACGCCTACGCGCCTATACGCGTATATATATAGGGGAAAAGCTATAAAATGTAACGAATGAAAAAAAATTAAGGAGGTAAAATCAGTGGAAAGTGAAAAGACAACAGAAAAATATCTCAGAGATGAGGTTCGTAAAATTGGCGGAAGAGCATATAAGTTCGTGTCACCTGGAAATACAGGGGCGCCAGATAGATTGGTTTGCTTACCGGGGGGTAAAGCTGTTTTTGTAGAACTGAAGTCCGAGGGGAAACATAGTACACCAATGCAGGGACGGCAGCAGAATATTTTAAGAGCATTAGGTTTTACTGTTTATGCCGATGTAGATACAAAAGCCAAGGTGAACGCGCTGATTGGAGAGCTGAAAAATGAAATACAAACCGCATGAATATCAAAGTTATTGTATACAACGAATAATCAATGATAAGGCAGTAGGCTTATTTCTTGATATGGGCTTGGGTAAAACAGTAATAACTCTTACAGCAGTAAACGATTTGAAATACAACAGGTTTGAGATTCAAAGATGCCTTGTTATTGCACCGAAAAAAGTTGCAGAAGCAACCTGGAGTAAAGAAGCAGAAAAATGGGACCACTTAAAGCACCTAAGAATTTCAAAAATTCTCGGGACAGAATCAAAACGAATCAGGGCTGTAAATACTCCGGCAGATGTTTATGTGGTAAACCGTGAAAATGTTCCTTGGCTGGTTGACCATTACAGAAATGATTGGAAATTCGATATGGTTGTAGTCGATGAACTTTCAAGCTTTAAGAGTAATAAAGCAAAGAGATTTAAGTGCCTGACATGGGTCAGACCTCACATCAAAAAATTTGTAGGCCTGACAGGAACTCCGGCGCCCAACGGTATGATGGATTTATGGGCACAGGTTTATTTACTTGACAATGGAGAAAGATTAGGTAAAACGATTACTGCGTACAGGCAGGCGTACTTCATTCAGAATACACATGGAGGAAATTTTTCAACTTTTGAAGAGAAGCAGGAAGCCGCCGAAGAAATCAGGCAGAGAATATCAGACATCTGCATTTCAATGAAAGCAGAAGACTACATAAAGCTGCCAGATAGAACAGATGTGGTTGTACCTGTGGAGCTTGACAGCAAAGCACGAAAAATGTATGACAAATTTGAAAAAGAGATGTTCCTTCAGATTGATGAAGACAATCTTGATGCGGGAACGGCTGCAGTTTTATCGAATAAACTTCTGCAAATGTGCAACGGAGCTGTTTATGGAGAGAGCAGTGTTATCGAAATTCATAATTGCAAAATAGAGGCCTTTATGGAACTTGTAGAAGCAGCGCAAGGCCAGCCAATGCTTGTATTTTATAATTTTAAGCATGACCTTGATAGACTAAAGCTTGCACTTGCTAAAACGAAGTTGACAGTTGGAGAACTAAAATCGCCAAAGGATATAGACAAATGGAATAACAAAGAACTTAACATACTGCTTGCCCACCCAGCAAGTGCAGCTTATGGTCTTAATCTTCAAGCTGGTGGAAATCACATAGTTTGGTTTGGGCTTAACTGGAGTTTAGAACTTTATCAGCAGGCGAACGCAAGACTTTATAGGCAAGGTCAAAAAGATAAGGTGATAATACACCATCTGGTTGTTGATGACAGTACAGACGAGCTTGTTATGAATGCGCTGAAAGAAAAAAGTGGTACACAGGAGGCTTTGCTGTCGGCATTGAAAGCAAAGATTAAGGAGGTTAAAAATGGAGACTTTAAAACTTGATTGGCGTAATGACACGCACGGAAGTATGATTATTGCGATGGACAGATTCTTTCCTTGCACCAAAGCGAAAATGAAGAAGTTTCTGAAGCTTGTAAATGCTTCAAATTGTTCGCAAAATTTAGTTAAACAAATTTCAGACTTTCTTCAGTTACAATTACCAGAGCTTAAATCACAAACTGAGCAGTATTCAAGCGATTATTTTAAACATCATCAGAATGTAACCGATTTAAGTGAAATTATAGAATCTGGAAGGCAAACGAACGGCTTTCCAATAAGACAAAACAAACTTACAGAACTAAAGCGAAATCTGTGTCAGGAAAAATTAAATATGAATGAAGCTTTAAGAGCTTTTAAGCATGCTAAAAAATTATATGAGCAGTGCAAAATGAATATTGAAGTAGTTGGGCAAGCTCTTTGAAAGTCAGGAGGAATAGCATTGAATAACAACGATAATGTAAATCACCCTATGCATTACGAAACAGGCAAGTTTGAGTGCATAGAGGTAATGCTTGAAACGCAAGGCATAGAGGCAGTGCAGGATTTCTGTATCTGTAATGCTTTCAAATATCTTTATAGGCACAAAAACAAAAATGCTGATGAGGATATTAAAAAAGCAATTTGGTACTTGAATAAGTATCTTGAGTTAAGGAGTGACTGGAGTGACGGCGAAGGAATATTTACTACAAGTAAAAGATATGAATATGGTAATAAATTCAAAAATTAGAGAACTTAAGGGTCTAAAAAATGATATTGAAAGTTTAAAATCACCTATACCGTGTGAAAAAATTAAAACATCACAATCAAGTGACACCAGTCAGAAGATGATAGAAAAGATAATTGATATGCAACGCTTGATAAATGATGAGATTGATACTTTTGTTAATTTGAAGTTTGAGGTGAGAGAAAAAATATCCTGTCTTGCTGATAATAGATATGCAAGCATACTAACAGACTACTACATCAATGGATTGTCATTTGAGGAAATTGCCGAGAACACGCATTATAGCGTAAAACAAACCCATAGATTACATAGACTTGCGCTTGAAAAATTTAAAGAAATGCATAAGATGTCCTAAAATGTCCCGAAATGTCCTTTAATGTCCCTTCGATAAGTGCTAAAATGGTATTGTGAGATGAGGGCGGACGAGAGTGTGAAGCTACTATGCTAAGCACTCCACCGCCAACAACTTGCCTTTTTTCATTCTTCTTTCTATATGTTGTTCATACAAATACACGCTCAGTAACAATGAGCCGCCCGTCAGAGCGTTATCTGACCCACACACGAGTTGCATTTTTGTACCTCCTGAATTATTTTGCATAAGAGCCGTCCAATAGGGCGGCTTTTGTGTTGTTATTTTATTTTAAGAGTGGTGGTGACCTTGAATGATGAAAACTTGATACCAAACAGCAAACGAACTCCGAGCGAACTCCGAGAAATTACTTCAAAAGGCGGTAAAAAGTCAGGTGAAAGCCGTCGCAGAAAAAAGACAATGAAGCAAGTTATGGATATGCTTTTAGATATGCCTGCGAATACTCCGCAGGATTGGAAGTTACTTGCTGATTTAGGGTTTAATCTTGATGAACTTGACGAAAATACAGTAAATAATATACTTGTTGTAAATGCTGCTCTGCTTAAAAATGCGAAAGAGGGAGATGTTGCAAGTATAAAAGAACTTCGCAGTATAATTCGTGATGATGATTTGCTAAAGCATAAAATCAAAACTGAAACCGCCCGATTAGAGCTTGAAAAAAAGAAAATAGAACCTGAACAAATTCCTGAAAAAGAATACAAGGGAATACCCGCAAGTCTGATAGCACCGTCATTCTCGTCGGTGCTTTTTGATATTGAGGAACACGCACATTCCGAGTATATTTTCCCAGGAGGCAGAGGTTCAACAAAATCTTCTTTCTGTGGCCTGAATGTTGTTGACCTCATTATGAAGAATGAGGATGTGCACGCTTGCGTTTTAAGGCAGGTTGCAGATACATTAAGAAGTTCCGTATATCAGCAAATATTATGGGCTATATCCGCTCTCGGACTTGATAGCGAATTTAATTGTACAGTGTCACCGCTTGAGATTACACGAATTAAAACAGGTCAAAAGATATACTTCCGAGGTGCTGATGACCCTAATAAAATTAAGTCGATAAAAACCGCGTTTGGTTATATTGGCATAGTGTGGTTTGAAGAGCTTGACCAATTTGCGGGAGAAGAAGCCGTCCGTAAAATTGAGCAGTCGGTTATTCGAGGTGGTGATATTGCTTATAAATTCAAGTCTTTCAACCCTCCGAAATCGGCTCAGAATTGGGCGAATAAGTATATTAAGATTCCTCGTGAGGATAGACTTGTTGTTGAAAGCACTTATCTTACAGTACCGTCTAAATGGCTTGGAAAGCCGTTTTTAGACGATGCAGAGTTTCTGAAAGAAACTAATCCTATTGCATACGAAAACGAGTATATGGGCGTTGCCAACGGAACTGGTGGCAATATTTTCGATAATGTAGAGATAAGAAAAATCACAGATGAAGAAATCGAACATTTTGACTATATTTTCAACGGCGTTGACTGGGGCTGGTACCCTGATTTATACGCTTTTGTGCGTGTGCAGTATGTTCCGGCTCAGCATACACTTTTCATTTGGCAGGAATACACTTGTAACAAAACAAAGAACATTGATACTGCAAAGAAGCTTATTGAATTAGGCATAACCGCTAACGATTTGATTACTTGTGATAGTTCTGAAAATAAATCCGTAGAAGATTATAGAGCATATGGCTTGCTTGCGAGAGGAGCTGAAAAAGGTCCTAACAGCAGGGAATATTCTTATAAGTGGCTGCAATCGTTGAATAAGATTGTTATTGACAATGAGAGATGTCCTGGGGCTGCAAAAGAGTTTCTTGACGCTGAATACGACAGGGATAAAGAAGGCAATGTAATAAGCGGTTATCCTGACGGCAACGACCATATGATTGATGCGGTAAGATATGCAACAGAGAGAATTTGGAGAAAGCGAGGTCAGTGAGCTATGAGCATTATTTCAAAAATAAAGGAGTGGATAAAGAAGATGTTATCAAAATCAGATGTAAGTAGTGTCTATGGCATTGAGCTTGCAATAACAGACGATATGCTTAATGCAATCGAGGATTGGGAGAGAATGTATGCTGGCAAAGCGTTTTGGATAAATCACGAAAAAGGAATTTATTCATTGAGACTTGAACAAGCGATTGTAAGAGAGCTTTCAAACATTTCTACAAACGAAATGACCGTTAAAATATCAAATAAAAAGCTTGATGATATTTTTAGAAGCTCTGTAAAGAATCTGAATCTTAATCTTCAAAGAGGGCTTGCGTCTGGTGCAATGGTAATAAAACCGCTCGGCGAAGATAAAGTTCAGTTTGTTCCTCAATCGCAGTTTATTCCTGTTGAATACGATGTGAATGGTAGGCTAATCAAGGTTATATTTCCAGAAATTAAGTGTGTTAGCGATAATGACTATCGTATACGCTTGGAATATCATTCGTTAGATTACAAGCAGGGTTTAACGATTACGAATAGAGCGTTTCGCTCTTTTGATGGTATATCCTTAGGTCAAGAAATTCCTTTATCTGATGTAGCAGAATGGGCAATTCTTCCACCTGAAATAAGCTATCCGCTTATGCTTAGACCGGCTTTTGGTTATTATGTTAATCCTGTTGCAAACACTATTGACGGCTCATATTCGGGCGTATCAATATTTGATTGTGTAAAAAATCTTATACGATTGACAGACACTCAATTCGGCAGGCTTGATTGGGAATTTGAAAGTGGAGAAAGAGCTGTTGATGTTGATACAACGGCTTTGAAACCAACTGAAAATCTTCTGACGGGAAAGAAAAGTTTTGAGTTACCTAACTTAAAAGAACGGCTTTATAGGGGCTTGAATATATCAGGCGGAAGTAAAGGCGATTTTTACCACGAGTTTTCCCCACAGCTCAGACAAGTTGATTTTATTGCAGGTCTCGAGGAATACAAGCGAGAAATCGAGTTTGCAGTTGGTTTGGCTTATGGTGATATATCAAACCCTCAGACGGTAGATAAGACAGCTACCGAAATAAAGTCATCAAAGCAAAGAAAATTTGATACTGTCACAGCGATACAAAATAATCTTAAGTTATGCCTTGAGGATTTATGCTACGCTCTTGCATTTTATAACAAGCTTACACAAAGCGGATATGAAGTCTCAGTAAACTTTGAAGACAGTATACTTGCTGATGATGAGGTTAAGAGAGCAAGTGACAGACAAGACGTTGCTATGGGAGTAATGCCTTTGTGGGAATACCGTATGAAATGGTATGGAGAAGATGAAAAAACCGCTAAAGCTATGACTTCTAACAATACAGCAGAGGTTATTGACTGATGTATACACCAGAAGAAATTGAAGCTTTTTCAATGATATTCGATAATGCGATGAGAAGCCTTGAGATTGAAGTAATGGAAGATGTAATTCGTCGCATAAAAATAAACGGTGAAATTACCCGTTCTGCAGATTGGCAGTTATATAGGCTTTATGAACTCGGAAAGAGCAAAAAATCATTAAGAAAAGCTATCAAAAAAGCTTTTAATCTTGATGAGAGTAGTATAAATCAATTATATCAAAACATTATCGGCAAAGGCTATGCAAGAGACGAAACGCTCTATAAAGCAAAAGGAAAGCAATTTATCCCATTTGAAAAGAATGAAGCTTTACAGCAATACATATCAGCGATAGCGAAACAAACGATTGAATCTATGCAGAACATCTCTCAATCGCTCGGCTTTACTGTAAAATCAGGCGATAAGAGGGTATTTAAACCTATTGCGAAATATTATCAGACTACGCTCGACAATGCAATTAACGGCATTGCTACGGGCGTTTTTGATTATAATACGGCTCTTAAACAGACAGTGTCAGAAATGACTAATAGCGGTCTAAGAACTGTTGATTATGAAACAGGCTGGAGTAATCGAGTTGATGTTGCGGCACGCAGGGCGGTTATGACAGGGCTAACACAGGTTACGGCGAAAATTAACGAAAACAATGCCGAAAAGCTTGGAACGGATATGTTTGAAGTTTCGTGGCATAGCGGTGCCAGACCTTCACACCAGGTTTGGCAAGGGCGTTGGTATAAGAGTAGCGAGCTTGAAAGCGTATGCGGTTTAGGCTCTGTTACTGGCTTGTGTGGTGCTAATTGCTATCATAGCTATTATCCTGTTATTCCTGGCATTTCCGTCCCAACATATACCGAGGAAGAGCTTGACGAAATGAATCGTCAAGAAAATATTCCGATTGACTACAACGGCAAGCAGTATACAAAATATGAAGCTCTGCAAAGACAGCGACAGCTTGAAACGAGAATGAGAGCAGAACGGCAGAAAATCAAGCTATTGC